CTCTTGTATGGTTTTAATAGTTTCTTCATCAGCTGTTCCCGTATGTTTTCTGGCCCAGTTTCCCATATCTCCACAAACCATTGTGGTTCCTGTAAGATTAATGTAAGCTCCTACACCACATTTAAATCTTACTTGTTTATTATAACTGTTTGTCCATACAAACATCATAGATAGTTCAGGATCAGAATTAAAACTTAATTTATGAATTCCTTGAGCAATTTGTCCATCAGCAGTAGATCTAAATTCTTCATCTACAATGCTAAAACCTGCCGTAGCAAGTTCAGTATATACATAATCTATTACAGACTGGTGGCTAATTACAGTGTAAGTAGCAGCATGATTTGGTAAAGCCACACTTACTAAGTGGGCTTTGGTACATTCAGCAATTTTCTTTGGCATAATTAAAATAATTTTAGTTGTGTTATAATAGGCTCAAGATCAAGTATTTCTTTATTAATCTTAGCTAAATAGTAATCATAATTTATATCATAGTCACTAAAAGGTTTTTCCTCATAGTTAATTAATAGAGTCTGAAGCCATCTTCCTGCCTCTATCTGTATCTCTCTGTTATCAGTATTATTCTTTTTAATTACTTTAACTCCTGTATTAGATATAAAGTATCTAATTGTTTGTTGTAATTTTTCTGTATTATATTCTTGGTCTACAACTTCATGTTTATGAAAAGACCAATCTCCTTTAATTTTAACTCCTCCACAAAAATCAAATATGTTTAAACTTTCTTTTATAAACTTTTCAGGTTTAATTCCATTTACAAAGTAATTATAAACTCCTTGAGCAATAATTGAAAAACTTTTGTTTTTATGAAGAGCTAAATCAGCAAACTCAAATCTACCTTTACACTTAGTCTTTCCTTTCTCAGTAATAGCAATGTAATTATTAACATCACCAAGAATGATCTTAGAATAGGTATCATGTTCAAGTTGTAAGCTTGTTATATTTTCCCATCTTTTACAAATTTCCATGTACTTGTCTACATATTCTCTTGGAATAATAGTTTCAAGACCATCTGTATTCTGCATTAGAGGAATAGAACCTGGAATCTCTTCACAAATCATCTCATACAACATAGTAAGACTTAACTGACCATTAATAGTAATCTTCATTGTGAACTCTGGATCATATAAGAAGCTATTAGCATCATTACTTAATCCATAAGTAGAGTTTAAGATGATCTTATATACATAGTTTTTAGGATCTGCTTTTGGAATCTTCTTTCTTTCTTCAAAGAACCACTCATATAAATCATAAAATGCTTTCTGTGGTAGATGAGCAGGTGCCCATTTATTTCTAATAGCAAGATTAGGATAGAAGCTTGTGACATCTGAGGTCATAATAACCATATCATCTTCAGCTGTATAAACTTTACTAGACCGTGCCCCATGAATACCACCTAGACCATAATCAGTTTGAAGACCCTTATATCTTACAGAATACTTAAAGCCTCCTTTAGTTTCTCCTGTATAGATAATTACTTCTTGAAACTTCTTTAGAAGATTCTGAAAGGGAGCTGTTTTAAATTCTATATAAGGTAATATGATATCTTTAACTACAATCTTATCTCTTTTAGTTCTCATTTGTCTGAGATCATATTTCTTTATACCAGTCTTTTGACTTAAGAAATGTAAAAACAATTCTTTAGAAATTCTTGGCTCAGAAGCAGAATATAAATCTATACCATATTCCTCTGTAAGTGTTCTTCTCAAATCAATATTGCTTTTACTAAGTATCATGATCTGTTTAGTAGACTTAACATCATTCCAACAGTATTTAATTATTTCTGGTATTTGATCTGCAGTAACTTCAGTAGTGTGATGAATAGGCATATCCATAATGTTGTGCCAATCCATAGTATACTGAATCCATTTTAATGAACTTCTCTTGGCTGGATTATCCCAATGATTTAATTTAAATACATCCAGCTGTCTAATATGCAAGTCCCGCGGGGAAAACTCAGAGAATTCACCTTGGTTTTGTCTATTTATTATATCTTGTGATTTATTATACAAGAACTTGGCAATTGTATCACCATCTTGTTCTAAGAGTTGTTCCTTATTTCTTAATATGTGTTCAGTAATTTGACTATCAAAACTTAAACCATTAAAACTTACATGCCATTCATCATAAGCAATATTTCTTTCTAGAAAAGTTACCAATTCTAGAATATCATTCTTACTTTCATGTACAACAAAAACTTCTTGATTTTCAGATTTTATAGATTCAAAACAACCTATAAAACAATTGGAAAGGGTTTCCCAATCCATAACGTAATGTGTCTTCATAAATTAGTTCAGTTAAGCTGTTTCCCCGTGTATAAAAATGGGGCAACCTAAGTCACCCCATAGTGACCTAAATTACTTCTTTTCTTCAGACTTAATCATGAAGTTTTCAAAATCAAATGTTTTAGCATTAATAGCAAAAAGATGTACTAAATCTTTAATTGCTATTGTATCTTCAATATAAAATTCTTGAAAGACTTCAATTTTATGTCTATCTTGTTTATTACCTTTGCTTCCAGTAACTACTTGTCCATACTCATCCAATTTAGGAAGCATATGCAATGTAGTTTTTGTTACTTTTAAAATAACTACAAATACTTTTGTTGCTGGATCAAATATGCATTCTACATAAGGACATGATTCACTAATAGGAATCATTCTAAAAGTTTGTGTTTCTTGCCAAGAAGATTGGACAAGGATCATTGATTTTTCACTCATTTATTGGTTTTTAAGTTAAGTACAAAATTAATCTAAAATTTCTAGATTTTCTAAATTTGCTACTTTAATTAGTAGCTTTTCTTTTTCAAAATTAGGTTTATTGCACAATTCTCCTACTGAAATAAGCAATTCTTCTGTACAATCTAATAATTCAGCATATTTTTTATAATGTTTAATTGGAAATAAATAACTTTCTACATAAGTATGATTTGAACTATGTTTATCAAAATAATTTAAAATTTTATTTTTTGTAGTCACACTTATTTTACTGTATTTTCCATTACAAAAATATTTCCAGTCATTTACTAAATCAAAAAAATCAAATATAAAAACACTTTTTGTGTTATTTATCTTATTGTATTCATATAGTCTACTATGCTTAAGTAATATGTTTTTTTCAAAGATTTTATATTCTGTATCATCTCTAGTTACATATACACATATTAATTTCATATCCTCGGGATCATATTCTTCATTCCAACTTAAATAAGTTTCTTCTGGAACTATACTGGTACCTCTTTTAATTTCCAAGAGTGGATATAAAAATATCTTGGATTTTTGGAAATATTTCCTATAAATACTATTTATTGCCATAATTTTACAATTTTACATTACCTATTGCTAATTCATATGGTAACTTAAAATCTTTGTTTTCATAATGATACTTAAGTATATCAGTTAATTCTTCAAAGTCCTGTTGCCATATAGCCATTGTCTCCATAGAGACTTGGAATGGATACACTTGATTGTACTTATCTATTACTACAAAAGTAAAATACAAGTTCCATTCATTTAAATCAGGTAAGTCTTTTAGAAATTTATCATATGTAAGCTTTACATACACCATTGCTTGGACCCAATATTTATAATATTGAACAGACTCTGGAAAATCTACAAGAGGTTTACCTGTGGTTTTAAGGTCATTAATAAATATTGTTTTAGATTCCTTATCTATTACAATATTATCTAATATTCCTTTAAACCCAAAGGGTAAATGTTCTGCATCAACTTCTATAGGCAACTCACTATATGATTCAATGTGAACATCTGTTTCTGATTTATCAAGTTGTAACAAAGATCTTACCTCTTCATTAGACTTTAGTGCCTCAACCCCTAATTTACAATTGTTCAGAGTAGGCTCATCTACTATAGTCTTATCTTGACTGTCTATAAGAAATGTAAAGTAATTTTTGTTTTCTTCTGTAAGAATCTTTTCAGTTCTTTGAAGATCTGTTTTGAGAGATTGGTAAAGATTTGCTGTAAGTAATTCTGTAAGTATATCGTCTGAGAAGTCTGTCAAAGATAATGTATTATTATTAATTTCCAAATATTTTCTAAAAATATTATCAATTATTTTTTTTTGACTATCTGTAGGAATTTTTCCAGGCATACTTATAAAATTATCATCATACTTTTCAGGTTCAAATAAAAGACAATGAAGCACCCTACCTGAAACCAAGTGGGGTGCAACAACATCTTCTCTCTGCTTGAGCACATAATGATTATAAAAAGCTGCCGGGGAAAATAGTAATTTACTTATACTGCTATAACTAAAATAAAATTTTTCCTTATAAAAGGCATCTAGTTCATTAGAACCAGTCAATGTTTGTATCATCTGTTTTTGTTTTAGTTAAATTTTCTTCTTCTGCAGCGTCACTGCACTCATCTAAAGTTTCTTCAAGAGCTATTAACTCTGACTTGAGTTCTTTTATCTCAATATTAGTAAATGCAGCTTCTATGAGTTCATCTTCTAAAACTTCCTCTTCAATTTCTACAGGATCCGGTTGTGTAACAACACTAAATTCAGCAGGATTTATTAAATTAATAGAACCTAGATTTAGTTTCTCAAGATACTCTTGCTTAATAGTTACTTCTTTAACTTCAAATACATCATCATAATATATATTTCTAATAATATCTTCACTATATTCTTGATACAATCTCTTAATCATGTCTACAGTTAATAAACCTTTATTGTCAATCATTTCAATAATATTATCAGTATTTACATGACTAACATCTCTTGGTTGCCATCCAAAATAAGTAAGCATAGACTTAAAATTCACATGATTCCTTGTATTACTACTGTTTATTTTATATGCATTTTGAGATATTAACATTAGTAGATATAATATACTATCTTCATACTTAGAGTTTGCCATTATTTCCATAGCAAGTACATGATTATCATCATCTGAGCTATCAAACATATTCTTAAGTTGCTGGAAAACTTCTTCATCAATTACTGTAGAATCATCACCATTAATGTTGTTTAATAGTTCTGTTTCACTATAAATAGTTTTACTTTTAACCGTAGTATACATTTCACTATACTCAGGATCTATAGTATAGATATAAGAACTATTATATTCATTTCTAGTATTATGAGCTATTATATTAGTTATGTCATCATATGAACCAAAAATATCAGTTTCTCCAGTGCTAGTAATAGCAGTTTCTAAATTCTGAATATAAAATCCATCATCACATATTTCTTTAATTCTTTCCAGTGCAAAAGTAGAACTAACTTTATATGCCCATCTGGAACTAGTAATTTTTGCAACAGAATTTCTACCTGCAAAAATTACATTTGCTTTAGCAGGATCTCTTACTACTCTAATACCTAAACTTAATGCTAAATCTTTTAGCTTAACTCTAGGAATATTAACTCCAGGTAATAAGTATATCATGTCTCCTTTTACAGGAACATATCCTTGTGCATTTACAATTTCATTAAGATCATCTGCACCTTCTAGAATTTCTAGTTCAAAAGAACTAATTGTATTATGATCTGCAGTGTTATTAAGCTTTATATTTATAAATTTTTTCATATTGTTCAAATATAAAGATAGAAGGAGTATTACCTCCTCCTATCTTAGTTTTAATTAGTTTAGTGTTTTTTTAAAGGGGAAACTCTTTATCATTGTTTTAACTGATAGCCATCTTCACCACATTAGTATTTTGCATTAGTTTAGCAAATTTAACTTTGTTGCCATTTACTATTTCTTTGATCATATAATATCTAAGATCATTAGTAAATGCATCACATTCAGTAGTAAGTTTGGCTAATCTATCAGTAATATTTGCTGGAACTGGACCTTTTTCAGAAAGAAGCAATGAATAATTTATCAATCTTGTTGCAATTACGCTAGATATATCTGCTCTAAAGTCATCATCTTTACCAACTGCACTTGTTAAAGCTCCCATTATATATGTTTCATCTTTAGTTAAGACATCTTCCGGGGAAATAATCTTATCTAACTTATTATTAATAAACATAGTAAACATAGAACTAAAATCTGTTCCAACAGATCCTTCACCAATCATTTGAATTAAAGGCAGATCAGCCTCAAACTTTTCTATAGAACTAATAGCATTAAAGAAAGTAGTAATAGATCTTGGATTAACCTTTTGAGTTACAAGTTCTGGATTCATCAACATGAAGTTAATACATCTACCATCTATTCTTGCAATCTCAGCCCACTTAGACCATACATTAACATCATACTTTAGCTCAACAGAGATAAATCTAGTCTTCTGAGCAATATCTAAACTAGTAACATTATAATCACCATTGTCTGGATTAGTAGTCAAGATAACATGCCAGTTCTTAGGTAATTTCCAAGAAACATATTCTTGTCTATCTAAGATCTCCATAGTTGCTTGCATAAATCTATGGTCAGCTCTAGTGTAATCATCTAATACTAAAAATCCACCTTCACCTTTACCTTGAATCCACTCAGGTGCAGCATGAGACATTCTCTTAGCTCCAACTTTGTATCCTTTCTTCATAGCTGCATCTATCTGAACTTCATTAATCCAGGTAGACTTACCTTCAGCATTTGTAATCTCAAATTCTTTTACAGGAAAACCAACTAAATCACCTAATTCTTCTAACTGAGATAAATTAAGCTTTACAACTTGCATATCCATTTCTTTTCCCAACTGCATAATAGCAGAAGTTTTACCAAGACCAGCATCACCCTCAATATTAATTGCCACAGGAACTTTACCCTCAGCTTGTATATGTTGGTTATTACCAACCATATGCTTTATAAAACTTTTTAATTCATCAACATTTAATTGTACTTGATTCATACTTTTTCTTTTTATAGTTCTAACTTAATTACCTTTCCTGGTAATTCCTCATTCATTTGTGATCTTTCTGACAAAACCCAAAGAACATGTCCTTTTGGTTTTACACTTGTATAACATTCTCCATCAGTAAAATATACTAAACTAGTATATTTCTTTTGATTTTCATTATAATATTCTAAGACAGGATCAAACTCTGTTCCTCCTCTTCCTTGTACTTCTAACTCATGTTTACCATTATAAGGATCAATAGATCTAATAGAAGCATCACATTGTATTATAGTAACATCTACTCCTGCTTTATAAATATGATGTATTTCACTCATAAATTCTTGTAGTTCAGAATCACTTACAGAACCTGAAGTATCTATACCTAACAACATGTGTTGTTTCATCTTAAGTTTAAGACCAGGACTTTCAGGGAATTTTCTATTCTCTTTTCTCCTTATCTTCTTAGTAAATACTTTTGTGCTAACACCCGTAAATCTCCTCATATATCCTCTCCAATCAAATTTAGGTGCAACTATTTCTTCAATAGTAATTACTCCTTCTATTTCTCCAGGGATTCTTCCTCTTTTCTTAACTGTCTGTTCTTTAGCATCTGATAAAACTTTTTGTATTTGTCTATCTATTAACTTTTTCTCAGCTTCACTAAGATCATCAAACTCCTCCCAAGTACTATGATCAGGAACATCTCCATTTTCTATATCATCTAGTAACTTATCCATAGGTTCATTACCACATGTACCATTCTTATCTTTTTCTTGTTGAAGCTCTTGTAGTTTTTTATAATAATATCTACAACCTGCTTTTGTATCAAGATCAAGATCTTCATAGTCTTCTATCATAATACCACCTTTAGGTAACCAATCAGTATCAATATATTGATTGATTTCCATATCCATAGCCACATTAGCTAGTTTTTTATCACTAAATGAACCAAAACTTGTTAAGTGACCAAAAGCTATATGTAAAAGCTCATGTTTTAACAATCCAAGTTGATGTTCTTCACTTAGACTTTCCCAAAACTCTTCATTTATAGCCAACTGGTAATTAATACCATTCTTACTTACTCCTGCTGTTGGTAAATCTTGTCTCCATGTTTTGTTTAACATAATTAAAAAGAAACCATAATACGGCTCTATTAACATTAATTCTTTTGCTGTTTTACTAAGACTCTGTACTTTGTCCATTACTCTTTTATTTTAATTTGTATATCAAGTTTATCTGTTGGATAACCCATTCCATACAAATGATTAGAAAAATCATTAGTAAATAACTCTAGATATAGTTCTACTGATTCTTTACTACAATCATTGTTTACTAACTCATTAAATACGTTGGAAGAAGGTAATCTATAGTCTGAACTTTTAAAAGGTAAGACTTTTTTTATATATTTAAAACCTTTTTTACAATTTTCTTCCCATATTAGACCTGGTGTTCTTCCAAATTGATATAAGACTAGTAATTCACCTAAATGTTTTTTAGTACTAAAATTATTAATACATGAAAAAGCAATTATAGAATTTTCTTTATCTTGAGAAAGTAACATGTTCAATATATTTTTTATTTCTGTTTTACTAAAATTCATAATTTTGATATTACTAAATAATTTGCATATGCATCTTCATATGTCTTAGCCCAGATTCTATAGCCATCAATGACAAATAATTGTTTTTCACTCATAAGTCTGCTTTTTGTATAAAATGTTTTACCACTTCAGGTATATGTTTCTTATAGTAAGGCTGTTCAGACTTACACCATTGTTTTACCTGGTCTTTTGTTTCAAACTTTTGATACTTAAATGTTATTTCTAAATCATCTATAAAGTCTTGGACTGTCCATCCTTCCCATACATGTCTATTATTTTCCATTAGTCTTCTATTTTTAAAGTTTTAATAATTTCATTTAACTCTGCTAAACAAGTTTCTTCAGCTTCTTCATAGGTTTCAAACCCTTTATTCCAATGTAATACAGCTAGATGATTTGGTTTATAATAAATTACATAACCATAATCACCACCATATTCTGGTTCTACAAGTTGAACTAATCCAACATAACCATACTCATCTCTTATTTCTTTGAAAGTTTTCATGTTTATTTTTTATTTTATTAATAAATTCAGGAAAAGCCATAAACCAAAGAGCATATAAACCCATACATGTTAATAATAATAAACTTACCCCTAGTATAACTAATACTATTACTCCTATAACTTTCATTAGTCTTCAATTTTTAAAGTTTTAATCATCCACTCTGTAGGTTTATTTATATTATCCACCCATTCTTTTGCACTTGGAATATATCCATTGCAGTCTTCCTTTACATGTTGTTCTCCAACATATCTTGTATATACTTTTTTGCCATCAGAATTTTCAAAACTTGGTCCAAACTTCTTTTCACATTCAAATATACCCTCACTATGGTGACGGAACATTCTATGCTTACTGTGTCCTATCCAAGCTTTAGTTTCATCAAACCAGTTATGAATTTCTATGTAATCTTTTGGAAAACCTCCCCACTTTCTAGCAGAAGATTTTGCATGTTCCCATGGATGTGACATTAGTTTAAGCTTTGATTAATTAAATTACCATTATGATTATATGTTTCAGTTTCAGTAAAATAAATATTGTTATTAATTTTATAGTTACCAGAAGGAATAGTGATAAGTACTGTTCCATAACCACCTTCATTATTCCACCAATCTTCTATATTATCTAAGATTTGTGAAGTAGCAAAGTCTTCTATATCTGAATATAAAGATGTACTAAGATCTCGTAAATTAAGAACATTTTCACTATACTGATCTAAATTCTCTAAATCTTCAAGAAATGTTACTTCTTCTGTTGTATATATAATATCATCAATTGCACCTGAATCTCCTCCACCTGAGTAGATTACTTTAATTCCGGTCACACCAAGGTCAGCCAACTGTAATAGAAGGCCTGTCATATCATTTTCTGTCATAATTATTGTTTTTTAAATGGACCATAGAATCGGCCCAAGATATTACCATTTAAGAATTCATCACTTTCTAATACTTCTCTAGTAAACTGAAACTTAACTTCAAAATAAGTAAGTTCTGTTTTAGAAAAACATATTCTGATCATGTATCTTCTTATTTCAATTCCAGCTTTGTGAGCTTCTTGTAAAACTTTATTACTGCTATAGTAGTTTTCATAGCTTTCTTTTTTGACAACAGTATATTTTTTGGTTCTTTTATCAGTTACTTGAGCTAAAGCTCTTTTACCAAATCTCTTCTTTACAGTAGAGTAAAAGTTTTTCTTTCCAATATACTTAACAAGTTTACCATCAATAGTAGCTTGCATCTCATATACAAACCCTTCTGCATTTTTAGGTATCATTGAGTTATTAAACTTTTCTCCTTTGTATAGCCAATTCATAATAGTACATTTCTTAATAAAGGTAGTAATTCTTTTCTTACAGTTTCAATTCCGTGAACTTTAATAGAATCAGATAAATCCTTTTCCATGTTTAAAACTACATAATTAAAACCATATTTAGATTTATATCTTTCAGCTGACTTAATCCCTGGTTCATCATTATCAAATAATAGACAAACATCTTGATACTTAGTAGATAAACTATTCATAATATTTTCTGGAATCATAGTATTCTCACTGTCTGGTGCAATAGCTTCAGAATTAACAAATTTTAATTTATTATATGCCATCAAATCTTTAAGAGATGAAGTAATAACAAGAAATGGTTTATCATATGTAAGTTGTTCAGAACCTTGAATATAATCTCTTACTTTAATAAATTTACTGTCCTTTACTTTAGGTTGATATATTTTATAAAGAGAACCATCTTCTTTAAAGTAACCATAGATATAATTACCTTTGATAGTTATACTAGACAAAACTTCATTTTCATCTGACTTTTGCATAATATAATATTCTAATGGACTAACATTATATTTCTCTAATAATTTAGATCCAATCTTATATCCCGTCCAATATTTCTGATCAAGAGTATTCCAGTGCCTAATTTCAAAGTCAGTAACTTTGTATCTGCTCTGTTGCTTATAAGAATTTATAGGATTAAAACCATTGTTTAAAACATATTGGTTATAATCTTCTATTATCTTAAAAGATGCATGTCCCCTGGTAGATAGATTAAATAGATTTTGTACAAGACTTAATGTATCACCTCCATTGCCGGAAGAAAAGTCTTTAAACTTATAGATATTATTTTTATCCATGTAGATACACATAGAAGGAGTTTTCTCACGTAAATTAAATACAGATTTTATTTTAAGGTCTTGACCTGTAAGTTTTTCTGTTAAATTAAGATAGTGTTCAAATACCCATTCTCTTGGCACATCTGCCAAATCATAAATTAAATTCTTTGTTGAAATCATAATAACCCATTTTTAAAATATAAGGGGAATTAGATAACTCCCCTTATATAAGAGGTGTTAGTCTAAACTGAAGTCAGAAGAACTTTTAGTTGGAGTTGTGAAATCATCATCATCACCAAATCCTTTTACTTCTTTTACTTCAATCTTCTTGAGATGCTTTGCTTCATTATAAACCATAACATTTTCTCCATAGGCATATGTTTTATTTTCTGCTTTTGGTAACCACATATCATAATTTACATAACCAGATTTATTCATATACTCTTTACCTGCAATACAGAATTCTATCTTTATACTTTTGTAAGGAGCGTTATCACTAAAGTTTTTTACAAATTCTTCAATAGTGTTAAACTTATTATCTTGTTCTACAAACCATTCATAAAATTCTAAATTTTTAGACATATTGCTTAAGAAGATCATAATAGATCTATCTCTTTGAATTTTAATACCTGATTTAGTTTCACCATCTGCAAATGCATATTGGCTAGCTTTAATTCTACCAATTTGACCTTTGTAATGACCTTTGCTTTCATCATCTTTATTAATCATAAATCCTTCAAAACCTTCAATAGGTTCTGTTTCTACATTTAGTATTAAATGCTTTGCACCATCAATAAACTGAAAGTCTTCTAAATGCATGCTGTTAATAGTTAATGTGTGATTTCCTGGGCCAATTGTTTTTGGCATTCCTGAACCTGTTCCAGTTCCTAAATCTGTTGTACTTAATCCCATTTTGTTTTTGTTTTTAATTATTATTTATACACTTTATCCCAATGAATTACTAATTCACCTTTATCATTCATTTCAGAAATTACTATTTCTTCATTACGCAAATGCTCTGGTCTTGCACCACAAGTTACTTCTTCAGTAGTTTTAAAACTTAGAATAGTTTGATTACCTTTTCTAAACATATAACCTATTGCATCAGCATTTGCACAAATCAAAGACTTTATTTTGCCTGTTAAATCTATATTAGCAGCCATAACCATCTCACCTTTATCATCTACCTGTTTGTCCTTAATGTGACCAGATAAAATAATATGGGGTGCTAAAGTATCAATAAAATCTAAAACCTGAAAGAAAGCTTGCCTTAAATATAAATATCCGGCACCATTTGGTAAAGACAATACATTATCCCCATCATAGTTTTTACCCATAGATGTTTGTTTGTATAGCTTAATAGCCAAAGGCATAACCATATCTTCTAATGCAGTTACTGTATCTATAGTAACATAAGTATAAGGTTTACCTGCTTCTTTAATAGCTTTTCCTGCATCTAACAATTCTTGTAAAGAACTAATTTTTACTTTTAAAGCATCTACATAATCAGCACCATTTTCTAAATCTAAAAGAAGATTATTTTCTAGTCCTGCAAATGCTGAAGTTTTACCAGTTTTAGGTTTTGAATAGATAATTAATCTTTTAGGATTAACTCTATCAGCTTTGATCTTTTTAGTTGGAAGTACTATAGCCATCTTATTTAAGTATTTGTGCTAGTTTTTGAAAATCTAATGCTATTCTTAAAAGAATATCTGAAGCTGTTTCTGAAGCTAAATCATTTTCTTTCTTTAAGAATACATCTTCAAAATCAGGAAATATAGATAAAGTGTTTTGTTCTTTAGGTGCTAAGTCTGCAGCAAGTTCTGCATCAAGTTTTCTTTTCTCCCATAAATTATAGGTAATTTGAGAACCATCTTTTAAAATTGCAACTAACTCTGATGCTGGAATAATATAAGCAGTATAACCTGCTCCTGACTTACCTAATCCTTCTTTAGTTTCATACTCTTCAGCAAAATAAGGATTATAAGTATATTTAAACAGCTGTCTATCTGCATTAGCAGGAACCATATCTATTTCCTTATTATCATTATCTCTTATAATATCAATCATTTCAATAAAGATGTCTACACCTTTATTTAATTCTCCTTCAAAGAGTTGTACTTGTTTACCAAATTTTCCTTTTTGAAAGAAAGCTGTTTTAATAACAAATGCTGGATCTGCTAATTTTAGCTGTTTAAATCTTTCCATATGGAAAGCATAAAACTCATTTTCTTTTTCTTTTCTGTTCATATATTTATATTAATTGTTACATGCTTTGTGGTGGAAAATCTATCTCCACTATTCTTATAGAAGATCTATCAAGTTTACAAAAGAATAAACCTGTTAGGCCATTTCTAGATTTAAGAAAGTGAAAAGCTAAAAGCTCTTCATCATTTACTATATATCTTTCAGGACCATAAAATCTTATTTTTCTTGAAAATGGTTTGTTAATACCTATTACAACATCTGCATGTTGAAGTAAAGCATCAGCACCAAATAAATCAGAATCTAAAACATAGTTACCATACTGGCCATCTTTAGCTCTTTCAGGATGATCAATATTTCTATTGAGCTGACTAAGAACTATAAAGGCTATAGGATATTTCTTTTTCATCTTTGTAAGAGCTTCTCCTAATGCATAGAGCATTTCAAACTTATCTTTTTCTTGTTTTGCAACTCTAAATAAAGATGAGTGATCTAT